AAAGCCCGCAAGGGCGACCTGCACCGCACCGACTTCCCGGCGTGGCTGGTCGCTCGCTTCATGTCCGCAGGTGACGGGGCGCTGGCATGAAGACAAACCTCGAAACAGCTCTCGCTCTCATCAGGGACGACCTTCCCATCCCCGCAGACCTGACCGCCGCGCTGCTCGAAGAGGGCATCGACGTGGCGGCACTCGACCCTGACGCGGCCGACGACACCACCGTACTCATTCACACCACCTCAGTCTTTGACTGGGCGTAATCCCATAAGGACACCGATATGGCTGACCGCAAAATCACCAAGATGACCACCCCTCGCGCCTCCTTCAAGTGGCCCAAGCTGACCGAACCTGACTACGGCACCAACCAGTACCCGAAGCCTGACGGCGAATACTCGGTGAAGCTGGTGTTCCGTGAAGATGACCCGGCGTTCCAGACCTTCCGCGCCAAGATCGAGAAGGCACACGCCGCTGCCGTCGAGAATGCCCGTGAAGCGTTCAAGGAACTGAAGGTCGCCACCCGCAAGAAGCTGGGTGACATCACCATCAATGAACCGTTCACCGTGGTCTACGACCAAGAGACCGAAGAGCCGACCGGCGAAGTGGAAATGAAGGTTTCCATGAAGGCCAGTGGCGAGGTCAAGAAAGGCCCGCGCAAGGGCAAGAAGTGGAGCCGCAAGCCGCATCTCTTCGACGCCAAGGGCAAGCCGATGATGAAAGTCCCTGACATCTGGGGCGGCACTGTCGGCAAGGTCTCGTTCACCTTCGTGAGCGATGGCTACTTCATCCCCGGCACCGGAGCGTGTGGTATCAGCTTCCAGCTCGAAGCCGCACAGATCATCGACCTCGTCTCCGGCGGCCAGCGTCAGGCAGGCGACTACGGCTTCGGTGAAGAAAATGGCTACGAACACGACGACGCAGTCGTTGAGGACGAGGACGGAGAAGGCGACGAGTTCAGTGACGAAACCGGCGGCGAAGATGATGACGACCCCGAGGGGGCGGCTGACTTCTGATGCCCCATAAAGCCTCGCTCACTCAGCGGCAGGCGGCATTGAAACACGGATGGCGCTCCGGCCTTGAAGAGAAGGTCGGGGCGTTTCTTTCTGAGCATGGCGTGGACTTTGACTACGAGGAGGTGACCCTCCGGTATGAGGTCCCCGCCCGTGCCGCCCGCTACACGCCGGATTTTATCCTCCCGAACGGTATCATCATTGAGACCAAGGGCCGCTGGGTCACCGCCGACCGGCAGAAGATGGCCCTCATCAAAGAGCAACACCCGGGCCTCGACATCCGCATGGTGTTCTCCCGTTCCAAAACAACCATCAGCAAGACCTCCAAGACCACCTACGCGATGTGGTGCGTGAAGCATGGGTTCCCCTATGCCGACAAGTTCCCGCCCCGCGAGTGGCTCGAAGAGGCCCCCAACGAGAGCAGCATCGCTGCCCTTATGGAGATTATCAACAATGGCTAAGCGACAGCAAACCACGCACTTGGTTGTTCATTGCAGCGCAACCAAACCTTCCCAAGACATTGGCGCTCATGAGATCGACCGGATGCACCGCGCCCGTGGCTTCTTCCGGATTGGCTACAATGCAGTTATCCGCCGCGATGGCACAATCGAACCGGGCCGTGACTGGGACGCGATCGGAGCCCATGCCCGCGAAGGCGGCTTCAACCGTAAATCTCTGGGCGTCTGCCTCGTCGGCGGCGTGTCGGAGAAACCCCTCAAGCACGTTCCGGGTAACCCTTGGAACGGCAGCGATGCCGAGGACAACTTCACGCATGAACAGCGCGTGGCCCTCTTCGGTTTCATTAAGGATGTCTGGCGCAAGTATGGCCGCATCCCCGTTATCGGTCACCGGGACATCCCCGGCGTGACCAAAGCCTGCCCCTCGTTCTCGGTCAACCAGCAGATGCTGGCCATGTTCCCTGACGAGTATGCAGAGGTGTACCCGAACGGGTTCCCCTCACGGTGGGAGAAATAACCCACACAGTAGGACAGCGCGACCGACCCGCAGCTTTAGGGAGTAAGTGCGCGTTTAGCAAACGCCCGACGAGCCTGTCCGCCCATCTTCATCCTGTCTCCCGACTGACCCCTGCCTCTTTGAGGTGGGGGTTCTTTTTTCGGGTCCTCAACAGCCGAGAAAGACATCTCATGAAAAAGACCAAGATCGACCTGCTCAAAGAACACCTGCGCTCCGGCAAGAGCATCACCCAGCTTGAGGCCATCGGCCTGTACTCGCTGTTCCGCCTCGCTGCCCGTGTGCATGAGCTGAAGAAGCAAGGCTGGAACATCGTGACCAATGTGAAGCGCGATGCCAACGGCAGCGAATACGCCGAGTACATCCTCGTCGCGGCCGAGAACAACAACCCCCACGGCCTGCCTGACTTCGCCCTGCCTGAGCGCAAGGGCGCAGCACAGACCGACGAACCACCCATCGCAGTTCGCGGCGACTACTGGCGCCCATAAGCCAGACCTCCCTCCACAGACTGAACAGCCCAGAAAAGGACACGCTCATGTTCAAGCGTAAAAACTCCGTCGCCTCCATCATGTCCAGCTTCACCAAGCAGGTCGCCCAGCTCCGGGCCCTGTCCGAAGCCAAGATCGAAGAGAGCAAGCAACACGCCATCAAGGCCGCCGAGCTGCGCCGTGCCGCCGTTGAAGCGGATGACCAGTTCATGGCCGCCAACGACGAGGCCGCCAAGGCCCTGCGCATGGCCACCAAGATCGAGGACTTCATCGAGCAATGAACGAGCACGAGGAGAGCTTCCTCGTCGCCAAGGAGCCATGCCCAAAGTGTGGCTCCAAGGACAACCTCGCCCGCTACACGGACGGCCACGCCTACTGCTTCGGTCAGGGCTGCGGCCACTACGAACCGGCGGACGGCGACGAGGCTGAACGAACAACCCCAAAACAGAAAAGGAACGGGCGCATGGGTTCCGACCTCATCTCGGGCGACTTCTCCGCCCTGACCAAGCGTGGCATCTCGGAAGAGACCTGCCGCAAATTTGGCTACCGCGTCGGCTCTTATAAGGGCCAGCCCGTCCAGATCGCTGAGTACCGCGATGAAGGCGGTGACGTGGTCGGTCAGAAGCTCCGCTTCAAAGATAAGAAGGAAGGTATGCCGTGGCGCGGCGAGTCCAAGCAGGCAACCCTCTTCGGTGCCCATCTCTGGGGCAGCGGGAAGCGTATCGTCATCACCGAGGGTGAGATCGACGCGCTCACCGTAAGCCAGATGCAGGGCAACAAGTGGCCTGTCGTCTCGCTCATCAACGGGGCCAGCTCCGCGAAGCGTGACTTGGCTAAGCACATCGAATACCTCGCCGCCTTCGATGAGATCGTCCTCTGCTTTGACATGGACGAGCCCGGCCGCAAGGCCGCGCAGGAGGCCGCTGAGGTGCTCCCTACGGGTAAGGTGAAGATCGCCGCACTGCCGCTGAAGGATGCCAATGAATGTCTCCTGAACGGGCAGGCTGATGCCATCGTCCCCGCCATCTGGAACGCCAAGCCCTTTCGGCCCGACAGCGTGGTGACCGGCGCTGACATCATCAAGCGCATGAAGAACCGACCCCCAGTGGTCAGTTATCCGTACCCTGACTGGATGCCTATCATGAACCAGAAGGTTCTCGGCATTCGCATGGGCGAGCTGGATACGTGGACCTCCGGGTCGGGCATGGGCAAGACCACCGTCATCAAGCAGCTCCAGCACCACTTCTGGAAAACCACCCCCTTCAACCAAGCCATCCTGCACCTTGAGGAACCCCTTGAGGACACCGCCGACAGTCTCGTTGGCATTCACATGCAGAAGCGTTTGGAGCTTCCGAGCGTTGCCGAAACGGTGACCGTGGAGGAGAAGGACGCAGCAGCCGAAGAGCTGTTCCTTTCGGTGGATGCGAACGGGGACCATCGGATTGTCCTGCACGATGCCTTCGGCTCGATGGAGGATGAGACCCTCTACAACAAAATCCGGTACTTCGTTCAGGCGTGTGGCTGCAAGATCATCTGGCTCGACCACCTGTCCATCCTCGTGTCCGACATGGGCGACGATGGCGGTGATGAGCGCAAGCGCATCGACAGCATCATGCACAACCTGAAGAGCCTGACGGTTGAGCTCGACATCTACATCGGTCTCATCGTCCACCTTCGGAAAACCTCCGGGGGCGGCAAGTCCTTCGAGGAGGGCGGTGTTCCCAGCCTCGACGATCTGCGTGGCTCGGGCGGCATCAAGCAGCTCTCGAACGGGGTCTATGCGCTGAGCCGCAACCAGCAAGACGAGAACCCGCTGGCCCGCAACACCTCGCAGCTTCACTCCCTGAAGTGTCGCCGCACGGGTGAGACCGGCCCGGCAGACTTCATCACATTCAACAAGGAAACCGGCTGCATGGAAGCAGGCGTGGACCCTGAGCTCGCCAGTGAGTTTGGGGACGAAAGCGGCTCCTCCGGCACCGACGACTTCTGACCATGAAGCGAGCACTCAACCACCTAAGGCGGGCCCAAAAGGGCCTCACCAACAATCCCTCTATGACCACCGCCTTGGCCCTTCAGCGGGCCCAGCGCGCATTCCAGATGGCGAAGCGAAAGAACATCCGCCTCGTCGAATAAGGCCGCGCCCAGCGCCGCCGTCATTCCAGCGAGAAGACACATGACAACACTCATTGCGGACATCGAAACCGATGGCCTACTCGATGACGTGTCCATCATCCATTCGATTGTCTACGAAGACTTCGAGAAGGGCATCGTCACATCGTGCAACGACCACGGCTACGAGGCCCCCGAGGCTGACCGCCACCTCTCCATTACGGAGGGGCTGGAGGAGCTGCGGGTGGCCGACAAAGTCGTCTACCACAACGGCATCAAATACGACATCCCGGTGCAGGAAAAGCTGCACGGTTGGGGAGCTGAAGGCGCAGTCGAGGACACCCTCGTCATGTCGCGCCTCATCTGGTCCAACATCAAGGACGGGGACATGGGGCGCGTCAAGCGCGGAACCCTCCCCGGCAAACTCATTGGCTCCCACGGCCTTGAAGCGTGGGGGTATCGCCTGAAGAAGTGGAAAGGTGACTACGCCAAAGAGCGCGAAGCTGAGCTCAAAGCCAAGCACGAGCGCATGGGTCTCCCGGCCCCGACCCCCGACGAATTCCGCCTGCATGTGTGGGGCACATGGAACGAGGAGATGCAGGATTACTGCGTCCAAGACGTTGCTGTCACCTCCGACCTATACCGCCGCATCCTCGACAAGGGTTACTCCCCTGAGGCCCTGATGCTGGAGCATGAGGCGGCCACCGTCTGTGCCAAGATCGAACGCAACGGTTTCCCCTTCCATGAAGAGAAGGCGGCCATCCTTTACGGCACCCTCGCGGGCAAGCGAGCGGAGCTGGAGATGGAGCTGAAGCGGGTCTTCGGTACATGGGTGGAGAAGGTGGCCGAGGTGACCCCGAAGGCCAGTAACTCCTCCACGGGGGCGTGGGGCGAGCGGCGTTTGATCGACCCTTCCGGTGCCTTTGTGCCGCGCGCCGAGGCGAAGCAGGTCCTCACCCCCAAGGGCTCCCTGAAGGCCAGCGCCAAGCGTGACGGCTACACGCTGCACTTCGGGGGCTATCCCTACACCAAGACCAAGCTCGTCGAGTTCAACCCGGCCTCAAGGCATCACATCGCCAACAGGCTGAAGACGCTCTACGGCTGGGAGCCTAAGGAGTTCACCCCCAGCGGTGAACCGAAGATCGACGAAACGGTTCTCGAAGGGCTGGACTATCCGACAGCCCCGCTACTGAACACCTACTTCCTCGTGCAGAAACGCCTCGGCCAGCTCGCTGAAGGTAAGCAGGCATGGTTGAAGGTGGTGAAGGAAGGCCGCATCCACGGTTCCATCAACCCCAACGGGGCGGTGACCGGGCGGGCGACACACTCCTTCCCGAACGTGGCGCAGGTGCCGAAGGTCAAGACCAAGAAGTTCAAGAAGGGCGAGGAGCCGGAAGGCTTCATCCTCCTCGAAGACCTGGGCGAGAAAGTCGAAGGCATCGTTACGGGCCTCGACGGTGGCTATGGCTATGAATGCCGGAGCCTGTTCACGGTCCCCAAAGGGTGGACCCAGATCGGCACCGATATGTCTGGCCTTGAGCTGCGCTGTCTGGCTCACTTCATGGCCCGCTGGGATGATGGCGAATACGGCCGCATCGTTCTAGAAGAGGACATCCACACGGTGAACCAGAAGGCCGCTGGCCTACCAACCCGAGACAACGCGAAGACGTTCATCTACGCCTTCCTGTACGGGGCAGGGGACGCCAAACTGGGCTCGATCACCGGGCGCGGAGCCAAGGATGGTAAGCGTCTGCGGGCGAACTTCGAGGCCAAAATTCCTGCAATGGGTAAGCTGACCAAAGCGGTCAAAGCGAAAGCCAAGCAGGGGTATCTCCTCGGGCTGGACAAGCGACGGCTGCATGTGCGCTCCGAACACTCAGCCCTCAACACCCTGCTTCAATCGGCAGGGGCCCTGCTCTGTAAGAAGTGGCTCGTCCTAATGGACAACCGCCTGATGGAGCGGGGGTACAAGCATGGCTGGGATGGCGATTACGCCTTCATGGGCTGGATTCATGACGAAGCCCAGATCGCAGCCAGAACACCTGAACTAGCAGAAGAAATCGGCGCTCTCTCTGATGAGTGCGCTCGGGAGGCGGGTGAGTTCTTCAACTTCCGCATCAAGCTCGAAGCTGACTACAAGATCGGCAGCTCTTGGGCGGAGTGCCACTAAGAAAGCACCTTCCATGACAGACAAGAACCGGGTGGCCCGCACGGGCCTCCTCTCACGGAAACGTACCATGCTCTCTGCGGCTCGCTCTCGGGCCAAGAAGCGCGGCGTTCCATTCAACCTCACGGTCGATGACTTTGACATCCCCGATACATGCCCCGCTTTGGGCATCGAGATTGTTCTGGAAGGTGACCCAGATCGGGCTCCCTCTCTGGACCGTATCATGCCCGCTATGGGGTATGTGAAGGGCAACGTCATCGTTCTCTCGAACCGTGCCAACCGCATCAAGAACAACGCCTCAGCGCACGAGCTGCGCCAGATCGCGGAGTTCCTTGAGACCCACATCAAAACCGATTGGATGAAACCATGAGAACACGCGAAGACCTGAAACCGTGGCTCCGTAAGATGCCCAAGGGGGTGCTCTATACGGCGCTCATTGTACTCGGCATCGTCGCTATTCCTTTGGCCTGCTGGCAGGGCATCAGCGAAGAGCTGTGGCCTGAGTTCGTTAGCAACTGGGAAGCCATCGGAGAGCTGGAATGACCGAACGCACCATCCTTCTGGACGGTGACGTGTACTGCTATCAGGCCGCTGCTGCGGTCGAGCGCACGGTCAACTGGGGTGATGGAGAGGACGACGACAGCTGCCTCTACACGCTCCACGCTGACCTTGATGATGCCATGCTCACTCTCGACGCCTCCGTCGAAACCCTCCGTGAACGGCTGGGTGGTGATCGCGTCATCCTCGCACTGACCGACAAGGTCAACTGGCGTACCTCCGTCCTGCCCACCTACAAGGGCAACCGTAAGAACGTCCGCCGCCCACTGGTCCTCGCTGACCTTCGCCAATATGCCCGCAACACCTATGAGTGTTGGGAGCGCCCCGGCCTTGAGGGCGACGACATCCTCGGCATCCTCGCCACCAACAACGCCGCCATCTCCGGCGAGAAGATCATCGTCACCATCGACAAAGACCTGAAGACCGTTCCGGGCTTCCACTTCAACTCAGGGAAACCCCAAGAGGGCATCTTTGAGGTGACCCGTGAGGAGGCAGATCGCTTCCACCTGATGCAGGGCATCGCGGGTGACGTGACCGATGGCTATACCGGGTGCCCCGGCGTGGGCATGAGCAAGGCCGAAGAGTTCCTCAACGAGCCTTACCTGCTGGTGCCTGAGGAATACACCATCTCACGCGGCAAGCGGAAAGGCGAACAGGGAACCCGGTGGGTGAAAGCCCCTGAGTGCCCCTCGGTCTGGGAAGGTATTGTCTCCCTCTACGCCAAGGCTGGCTACAACGAAGAATATGCCCTCCAGCAATTCCAAGTGGCCCGCATCCTCCGTTCGTCTGACTACGACTTCAAGAAGAAGGAGCCCATCCTGTGGACACCCGAAGCACTCCTCGTCTGATTGCCTTCAACGGCCCCGCTGGTGTGGGAAAGTCCGCCGCCGCTGAATTCCTTTGTGGCGATGAGTTCGCCTTCGTTCGCGTGAAGTTCGCTGAAGGTCTCAAGGCCATGCTCCGTGCTCTCTATGAGTGTGCGGGGCTGGACCCTGACGAGATCGAACGGCGGCTTGAGGGTGACCTGAAGGAGAAACCCGACCCGCTCCTCGGTGGTAAATCTCCACGCCAAGCCATGCTGACCCTCGGTACTGACTGGGGCAGGGACCTCATTGTCCCCGGCCTCTGGGTCCGTATCTGGTCCCGTAAGGTGCGCCTTCTGATGGCGACAGGGCACAGCGTTGTGGTCGATGACCTGCGCTTCCCGGATGAGCTGGCGGAAATCCGCGAGCTGGGCGGCGAGGTCTACCGAGTGACCGGACCAGCGCGGCGCGGCGTCACCATCAATCACATCAGTGAGCAGCTCGACTGCGACCCTGATGGAACCATCCAGAACAACGACAATCTGGTAGTTCTCTATCAGCGCATCGCTGACCGTCTGGGGCTCTGAAAAGGGCCCTTCCCAATTAACCCACACAGTAGGACGAAGAAGGGAAACCTCTATGTCCCGAAAACAAACATTCCCGCCAGTCCCCCTCGCTCTCATCGAAGAGCTGGAGAAGCGGTTCCCCGACCGCATCCCTGATGATGTGCAAGAGCACACCGCTTTCGCTGAGCTGGTAGGCCAGCAGAAGGTCGTCCGGTTCCTTCGGCGGGAGTTCGAGAAACAGAACAATCCGAAGGAAATCTGAATGTCTGGCATGTTCAAACCCAAGGTGCCCAGCACCCCCGCAGCAGCAGCCCCGGCTCCCGAAGAGAAGCCCAAAGAGCTGAAGCGGCAGGAGAGCGCGAGCCGCACCGAAGCAAAGACCAAACGCAAAGGCCGTTCGGCCCTTCGCATCGACCTCCAAGGCGGAACCGCTGGCGCTGATGGCACCGGCATCAACGTACCCCGCGCATAAGGACTGACCCATGACGGCAACCACAGCCGCCGGTCGTTACCGGCAGTTGGAGGGCGACCGTCAACCATTCCTTGATCGAGCCCGTGAGGCGTCGAAGTACACCATTCCGACCCTCCTGCCCGAAGCCGGGCACAATGGCTCCTCCAAGCTCTATACCCCCTTCCAAGGCATGGGAGCTCGCGGCGTAAACAACCTTGCGTCCAAGCTCCTCCTTGCTCTCCTTCCACCCAACTCCCCCTTCTTCCGGCTCACTGTGGACGACTACACGCTCCAAGAGATGACCGGACAGGAGGGGATGCGGGCCACGGTTGAGAAAGCCTTGAGCAAGATCGAGCGCGCTGTGATGAGTGAGATCGAAGGCTCCGCTATGCGGGTCGGCGCTCATGAAGCTCTGAAGCACCTCGTGGTGGCCGGGAACGTGCTCCTCTATCTGCCCAAAGAGGGCGGCATGAGGGTGTTCCGTCTGGACCGCTTCGTGGTCAAGCGCGACCCAATGGGGAATGTGCTGGAGCTCATCGTCAAGGAAGACGTTGCACCTGACGCCCTTCCAGAAGAAATCCGAACCGCCATTGAAGCTGAGCAAAGCATCAAAGGCGGCAAGCGAGAAGATCAATCATCCGACAAGTCCGTCGAGCTCTTCACCCGCGTCTGGCGCGATGGAGACAAATGGCGTGTTCAGCAGGAAGCCAAGGACAAGGTTATTCCCTCATCGAAAGGGACATACCCTCTCGACAAGTCCCCTTGGATTGCCCTGCGCTGGACCCGTATCGACGGCGAGGATTATGGCCGCTCGCACTGCGACGAATACATCGGGGACCTCAAGTCCCTCGAAGGTCTCTCTAAGGCCATCGTCGAAGGTGCTGCCGTGGCCGCCCGCGTTATCCCTCTGGTGGACCCGAACGGGACCACTGATGAGGACGATCTGGCTGAAGCCGAGAACTTCGACTTCGTGACTGGTCGAGCTGATGACGTGACCTTCTTGCAGGTGGCAAAGTTCGCGGACTTCTCCGTGGCACAGTCCACCGCACAGAACATCGAGCAACGCCTCTCGTTCGCCTTCATGCTCAACACCTCCATTCAGCGGGGCGGTGAGCGGGTGACCGCAGAGGAAATCCGGTACATGGCCGGTGAGCTCGAAGACGCCCTTGGCGGGGTCTATTCCATCCTGTCTCAAGAGATGCAGCTTCCGCTGGTCTCCCGCCTGATGCACACGATGGCTCGCGCCAAGAAGCTACCCGCCCTCCCGAAGGGTACCGTCAAGCCCGCAATCACCACTGGCCTCGAAGCCCTCGGTCGCGGACATGACCTCAACAAGCTGGACATGTTCATCGCTGGCCTGCGTGACGCCCTCGGCCCCGAGGTGCTCGCCCGGTCCATGAACGTAGGCGACTACATCCAGCGGCGCGGTGCCGCCCTCGGCATCGACACAGACGGCCTCATCAAATCACCAGAGCAGCAAGCCCAAGAGCAACAGCAAGCGATGATGATGCAGATGATGGACAAACTCGGCCCGAACGCCATCAACCAGATGGGAGCGGGCGCACGACAAGCAATGGAGCAAGGAAATGGCGGGAGCCAAGGACAACCAGAACCAAGCTCCTGAGCAGGAAAACGCGGAGGCGGCTAAAGCAGCCGCTTCCACACCCGCTCAGGCCCCCAAGAAATCCACCAAACGCGCACCGAAAGAAGACCCTCGCGGCAACGCCGTAAAGGTCAATGGTGTCCAACTCTACGTGAAAGGCTGACATGCCCGAAGTGAACATCCCCTCCAACACCCCGGTGGAAGATCAAGCACACGTTGACGCAATGGTCGCAAAGGCTGACCAAGGCGTTGGCCCAAACGGTGCCCCACAGGGTGACCCTGCGGCAGATGCAAAGCCTGACTGGCTGGGTGACTTCGAGAGCCCTGAAGCGATGGCCAAGGCGTACAACGAGCTACGCGCCAAGATGAGCCAAGACGGTGCCCCGAAGCAGGAACAACCGGCACCTAAGCAGGAAGCCCAAACGGCTCCCGGCGAAGCGACCCGCGAACAGGCATCTGAAGCTGCCGAGAAGGCGGGCGTGGACATCGCCGCCCTTGAGACCGAGTTCACGGAGAACGGTGGTCTGACGGACGATACCTACGCCAAGTTGGAACAAGCGGGCTTCGACCGCTCCACCGTGGACGCCTACATCGCCGGTCAACAGGCGCTGAACGAGCAGATGCAATCGCGCATCGAAGAGCACGCTGGCGGCGGCGAGCGTCTGCAATCGGCTCTGGAATGGGCAGCGCAGAACCTCGACCCGGCTGAAGCACAGGCATTCAACAATGTCGTGGATACCGCCGATGAAGCTGGCCTGAAGCTGGCTCTGGACGGCCTGATGGCCAAGTTCGATGCAGCAGGTGGCGCTGAGCCCTCGCTGATCGGCGGCTCGGTCAACACCAACTCCGGCTCTGTCTTCCGTTCCACCGCAGAACTGACCGCAGCCATGAGCGACCCGCGCTACTCCCGTGACCCGGCCTACCGTGCCGAAGTGGAACAGCGCCTGGCCCGCTCCTCCATCTTCTAAGGAAACCCTATGGCCACCGAAAAGACCACCTCAAAGACCTACAAGCGCGAGGCCGCGGGGGTCATGCTTCTATTCCTTGCAGGGCTCTTCCTGTGGGGAATTTATGACCCCTCCTCTCGGGCAGATGAAACCGCCGAGTTTCTGACGTTGCCCGTGTTCACCTTCGCGGGTGCTGCCTTCAGCTTGGACGCTGTGTTCAAGCAGGGTGGGAAGTGATGCTCCAAGTATTCAACTTCCTCCGCAGCAAGGTGGTCCAGCTCGTGGCCGTTCTGGGCCTCGTGTTGCTCGCCTTCACGAAGCTGCGCAGCGACATCCGCGAGGATGCCCAAGAAGACCTCACCCGTGAAATGGAGAAAGCAGATGAAGACCGTGCGAAAGTTATTCGTGATCGGGTTGCTGACGTTCCTACTCGGGTGCAGCCAACCCTCTCAGACACTCGTGGCTACCGAGACTGAGCAAGCCCTTTGTGAAGCGTGGCGTGATAGTCTCCCGTCTCGCTCACGCTCCGATACACCTCAGACGCAGGCTGAGATCGGGACCGCCTACGACAAATTCATCGCGGCCTGTCCTCACCAAACCCTGCCGTTCTGACCCGATACGTGCCCCTCACGCCTCTTTCTTCCTGCATCGCTGAGACGCTTTGCAAGTCGCGGAAAGGCGCACCCTGAGGGGCCCCTCCCAATTCCACTGATGAGCTGACCCCGGAAGTCACCGGAAGGTTCCCGCGAACGGGCCCGCTGCGGCGGACAACTCGCCTGTGGTCGCTGACCTGTGTCTGCCCGCCAGTCTCTCATCCTCCCTCCAAAAGGTACACAAAATGTCGAATGCAACTGCATCCCGCGTCGGTCAAATTCTGGCGGCCAATGACGCGGAAGCTCTGTTCCTGAAGGTGTTCTCGGGCGAAGTCCTGACCATCTTCGAGGCAGAGAACGTGACCATGAACCGCACTATGGTCCGTGCCATCACCTCCGGCAAATCCGCGCAGTTCCCTGTCATGGGTCGCGCGGCCGCCTTCTACCACACTCCGGGTAACGAAATTCTCGGCGGTGTTGTGAAGCACAACGAGAAGATCATCACCATCGACGATCTGCTCGTATCCCCGACCTTCATCGCTGAGATCGACGAAGCGAAGAACCACTACGATGTCCGCTCCCACTACTCGACCGAAACTGGCCGTATTCTGGCGCAGACTTGGGACAAGCACGTCCTGCAAGTCGGCGTTCTAGCGGCGCGTACTGCCACAGGCAACATCCCCGGCGAAAGCCCTGCGGGTACTGTCATCACCGAGAGCGTCGCTGGTGACTACGATGACACCGCGAAGTTCGCCGCCGCCCTGACCACCGCTGCCCAGCGTCTGGACGAGAAGAACGTGCCTGAACAGGACCGTGTGGCGTACCTGCGCCCGGCGGCCTACTGGCGTCTTGTCAACAACGACACGCTGATCTCGAAGGACTACTCCGCAAACGGCGGTGACCGCTCTGCCGGTTTCATCCCGCGTGTGGCTGGTATCGAGATCGTGAAGACCAACAACCTGCCGTCCACCAACGTGACCACTTCCACCGTCGAAGCTGGTTCGCGTGACAGCTATGTCGGCGACTTCTCGAAGACCGAGGCACTTGTCATGCACAAGTCCGCTGTCGGCACCGTGAAGCTGCTCGACCTGTCCACCCGCATGGACTACGACCCGCGCCGTCTGGGCCACCAGATCGTGTCGAAGTTCGCGGTCGGCCACGGCGTCCTGCGTCCTGAAGGTGCGGTCGAGATCGCTCGCTTCTAAGCCTAACGGCTCATCCCTCTGGGGTCAGTGGAGAAATCTGCTGACCCCATTTTTTTCGAGGTCTCTCAATGCAACTGAACGTAACCACTAAGCTCAGCGCCGTGAACACGATGCTGTTCACCATCGGGGAAAGCCCCGTCAACACCCTCGAAGGGGGTAATGTGGTGGACGCCGTTACGGCCCAACAGGTGCTCGATGACGTTTCCCGTGAGGTGCAATCTGAGGGATGGGGCTTCAATACCGAGAAGAACTATCCTCTCTCCCGGCAGGCGTTCTCACCCTTCGTGATCTATGTCCCCGACACGGCTCTCGGATGCGACCCCTCCGACCCCACCTCTGAAGTCATCGTGCGCGGCACCCGCCTATATGACCTGAAGAACCACACCTACGAGTTTCCAGACACGTCCAAGATCGAGTGCGACATCATCTGGCACTTGGAGTTCGAGGAGCTTCCAGAGACGGCCCGCCGGTACATCACCATCCGCGCCGCTCGCATCTTCCAAGATGGGGCAGTGGGTTCTGACACCATACACACATTCACCGAACGGGACGAGTTCCAAGCCCGCGCACGGTTCCGTAAAGCGAACAGCCGGGTGCGCGATAAGAACCTCCTCCGGGGGAACCAATCCATCGCCCGTATCCTGCAACGATAGGACACCATCATGCTCATCAGCTCCACCATTCCGAACCTCGTGAACGGGGTCTCGCAGCAGCCTGATGCTCTGCGTCTGGCCTCGCAATCGGAGGCACAGGACAACTTCCTCAGCTCCGTTGTGGAGGGGCTGAAACGCCGCCCAGGCACCCGCCATTTGGCGAAGATGACGACTGGCTCATGGAAGAGCGCATTCCTCCACAACATCACCCGCGACAGCAGCGAACGCTACGCCGTGACCATCATTGACGGCGACTTGTTGGTCTATGATCTGACGGACGGTACGGCGGAGACAGTGAACTTCCCCAATGGCAAGGGTTACCTGACCGGCGCAACCAATACAGACTTCCGTGCGGTGACCGTGGCGGACTTCACCTTCATCATCAACCGGACGAAGACGGTGGAGATGGAGAACGCTACGACGCCCACAAGGAACCCTCAGGCCCTCGTTCACGTCGCTGGCGGGAACTACTCGAAGACCTTCAAGGTGACCGTGAACGGGACCGTGGTGGCTGAGTATACGACCCCGGATGGCTCCGCCTCCAGCCACGTCTCCAGCATCTCAACAGATCACATCGCCACCGAGTTGATGAATGATCTTCAAACGGCGGCCACACTGCCTGCGGCTGACTGGTCAATCACCCGCTACGAGAACGTGATCGCAATCGAGAACACGAAAGGTGTTGACTTCTCCATCACATCCTCTGACGGGTTCAACGGGGCTTACCTGAAGGTGACAACCCATCAGGTCCAGCGTTTCTCCGACCTCCCTTCACACGCCCCCGCAGGGTTTAAGTGTGAGGTGGTGGGGGAGGCTTCCTCGAACTTCGACAACTACTACGTCCAGTGGTCCGCAGATAGCGGCTCAGAAACCACCGGGGTATGGGAAGAGACGGTGAAGTGGGAAATCCCCTTCCGATACAAGCCCAGCACGATGCCGCACATTCTGGTCCGTGAGGCGGACGGCACGTTCACCTTCAAGGAAGCTACGTGGGATGAGCGGGAGGTGGGTGATGAGGATAGCGCACCGCAGGCATCCTTCGTTGGTCGTAAGCTGAATGACGTGTTCTTCTTCAAGAACCGACTGGGGTTTGCTGCGGATGAGAACATCATCATGAGCCGGGCAGGGGCCTACTACAACTTCTGGCCGAAGACCGTGACCACCATCGTGGACAGCGACCCCATCGACATCGGCGTGAGCCACGTCAAGGTCTCCGTCATCAACC